TTTTTAATTAATCTTTTTTGATAATATTGTGCTTCAGAAATATCTTTCTTCAGTCTTTCAATTTGAATAAAACTCATAGGCATTCTCCAAATTTGTTTAATTAAATTTAATACTATCATAATATAAGTGTAGATGATGATCACCTCCTTATTTTTTAATCAAGTTAGGAAAGGCATCCTGAACTAATTTCTTCGTGATGCCCTTGTATTTTAGCGACTTATCTTTCGCCGCTATTAGCAATTCAGCTTCTTCTCCATTTAAGGATTCAAGTAAACTTAAAAACATTCCTTCTCTTCGTAAAGCTGGGGTTGCATTAGCAACTGGTCCTTTAAAGAAATATTTAAATCTTCTAAATGTTCTATGTAGTGTTGTAAATTCGTGTCCCGCTGGAGCATCATCTTTTCGATATGACGGAGCACCTTTAGGTAATACGGTTACCACATCATCATCAAATCCGATACGTAATATATCTAATAATGCAGGGGTTCTATTTTGTCTAAGGAAAGCGATCCTTTCCTCTTTTTTAGATAATTGTGAAGCTTTAGTTAAAACTTCTGATATTAATTTTTTAGCCATTGTAAAATTCCTCCACGACTTCAATCAAATTGTTACATCTTTTCTTTATTAAATAATTTAATACTTTCATATTTGGCGTTTTAGTTTGCCCATTAAAATTATTTATAATAGTTTGTTGAAGATCTTCAGGAATATCAGTTAAATCAATTAGTTTTTTATTTCTTTGATAATTACGATATATATCTTCATCCATCGCTTCTCTGAGATTATCTGAATTTTCTAACCATTCATTAATTCTGGTTTGACGTAATGGTGTTTGTTGTTTATCAGATACAAATGTATCATCGGCTGAAAGTACATTTGGTATACCGTCACCACTATCACCTCTCATTATATGATTAAACAAATATGTTCTAGGATTATCATTGGTTACCATTTTCTTTTGTATAGGACTAAATTGTTTTACATTATTAAACTTTTGTAATTGAATAAAGTCTTTATCAGATGAAACTATCATTACTGGTTCAGCCATACCAAATTCTTGAGTTTGCATTGTAAGTGTACCAATAATATCATCTGCTTCTATACCTTCCATATGAATTACTTTATAAGGTAAATAATCTCTAATCTCATCACGTACTAAATGTAAAATTCTAAAAATTTCATTCCAATCTTCAGTTGATTCTTCTCTACCTTTTTTACGATTTGCTTTATAGAATGGAAAAAAGTCTTTACGCCATGTATTCATACCATCTGCACATATGACCATTTCTCCATATTCTTCTCTGTATCTTTTATTATACATACGAATACTATTTAGTATCATATGACGTATCATACTTTCATCATTTAATTTTTGTACAATAATATTACTAATAGCAATTTGGCTATAATCAATCAGTATCATCTGGCTCCTCCGGCTCAAATATTATTTCATATTCATTTTGTAAATCAATTTTGGCTTGTTCGTTTTGAGTTGCTAGAAGTTTGATTTTGGTATATACTCTATCCATTTCTCTATGGAGAGCATGAGGCATACCATAATATCTGTTAAACATTGCATTTAACATGTTTACCACTACAAACATATCACGAGATTCCTGGATTGTTTCATCTCTGAAATTCATATCCATAAAGTCTGGTGATGCTTCTCCCGTATTGATAAACTCTTCCAATACCTCTAATAAAAAATGAGAAGCTCCAATACATTCATCACTATAATGATTTAATGTTTTGGTTTCATCTTCATATTCTTTCCACATCTCACGCTTTTGAAGCTCTTCTTTTGATGGGAATTTATAAATTTTTGCCATAATAATATATTATTATACCATAGTTTTAGTCTGATGTAAATAGATTTTTTAAACTTTTTGAACCAATTCTACAATTAATAATACCATTATAATATTCATCCGATAATAATACTTCTCGATCAAATTGCTCTTTTGTTTCCATATAAGCACATTCTCCCTTGGTTTTACATAGATGTAGAATTTCTCTATGGTAGAAGTCTTTACCATGTTTATTGACTTCTTCCATTAGATGTTTATTTGAACCGTAATAATCTCTCCAATCTGATTCTACTTTTAGCTTTTTTCTGCGTTTTCTAGTCTTTGTGATGGGTAATGTTTTAGAACTCCAAAAGAACTTTTTACCAACATACTTTTTACCAGTACCTCGATGAGTTATACAATAGACAAATCCATACCAAACATCTGGAGTAAACTCCTCTGGTGGCTCAAATTTTTTGCCCTTATATATCCAATCATTCATCAAAATCTAGTTCTTCCATATCATCATCTGTGGGCTCTCCACAATGAGGGCAGAAGTTTATTTTAACGTCTCTTTCGTCTGGTTTGATTACTATTCGATTATAGCAATATTCACACTCTAGAATCATGATACCTTTTGGTTAAGTGACCATTTCCAAAATTCATCATATCCTCCAATATTCTCACCATCAATTTTTATTTGTGGAAAGGTTCTTGCACCTGGAAATAGTTCAAAGAGTTCTTCTCGTTTAAAGTCTCTGTCTAGTTTCTTATATACAAAATCAACTTGTTCCATACCTTCTGCTAAATTTACTGCTTTATCACAGTAAGGACAAAAATCTTTGCCATATATTTCTACATTAATCATATCAATACTCCAATTGTTTTAAATGCTAATAACATAAATCCAAATACAGCAATTTGTATAATCGCTGCATATACTATTTGTTTCATAGGATGAACATTCTCTAGTTTATCAAAGAATGATTCATCAACTGGTGGCGACAGATTAACTGCCTGTAAAATTTTCTTACTCACAGACTTAATCCTTTAAATGTATCCTCTGATACATCTTGTTTGACTCCACCAACCACATAACTACTTATTTCAGTTTCTTGTGGTGCAACCTGGACATTACCACCTGATATCCATTTTTCAGTCCAAGGTAGTGGATTCATTTGTGGAACAGTATAAGGACAAGGTAAACCAATTGCTCTCATTCGTTTACAACCAATCCATTCCACATAATCTTTTAATATGCTCTCATTAAGTCCTATCATAGAACCATCTTTAAATAAATAATGAGCCCATTCTTTTTCTTGTTCTATTACATTAGTAAATAACTTAATTGCTTCTGGTTCCATTTCTTTTGCAATCTTTGCAATCTCTGGATCTTCTTTTAAAAGATTTTTAATCATCACTGTTGTACCAGCAAGGTGTGTATTCTCATCTCTTGCAATAAATTTAATAATCTTTGCGTTACCTTCCATCTTCTTAAGCTCGGCAAATGCCCAACTGCAGGCAAAAGAAACATAAAAGCGTATTCCTTCCAGAGCATTTGCCGAAAGCAAACACATATATAAAGATCTTTTATGTTCACGTTTATTTGTTGCTGAGTTATTATTTGCAATAAGATCATCGTAATAATATGCAATATCATTACCACATTCTAGTATTTCTTTTACATCTAAAAGTTCATCAAAGACTTTACTTGGATCAGCATAGATATTTCGAATAATATGTGTATATGATCTACTGTGAATTGTTTCAAAGAATGACCATGTCTCAATCCAGTTCTCTATTTCAGGTAACGAACATATAGGAAGGAAAGCAATGTTCGGGGCCCTGCCTTGAACAGAGTCCAATAGAATTTGACGTTTGAGGTTCGAGGTAAAGATGTGTTGTTCGTGCGGTGTAAGGTCATGAAAGTCCTTTTTGTCTTTTGATACATCTACTTCTTCTGGTCTCCAAAAGAAGCCAAGTTGTTTGTCTGTAATCTTTTCTATCTGAGGGTATTTGACTTGATCGTACCTTGCGATGTCAACATTCTCATCAAAGAACATATTACGCTCTAAGTGTGATTTTTTATTTCTCTTCAGTATTCCCATCTACTTTCCATTCTATTTTTTCTTTTAAGGCTATTTGACAACCTTGTATATAATCTCTATCCTCTTCACTGAGGACACTCCAACAATAACAAACACGATCTAAAAAATCATCTACTGTAATAGGATCAATCAGATGCATTTGTTTTTGCATCATAATCTCTAGAATTTGCATACGCAATTCTATCTTTTCTCGTAGAGTATTTTTTTCTATATTTTGCATGACTCGCAATCATCCTCATCTTCGATTTGTGGTGTTGTTCCACTATCATAGGTATGATGCTCGTCTTCTTTCATTTCACCAGCACCATCAAATGTATTAAAATAATATAATTGTTTTAATCCATACTTATATGCTGTCACCAAATCTTTAATCATTACAGACATTGGAACCTTATGGTCCTCAAAGTGTTCTGGATTATAAGATGTATTGACGGATATTCCTTGGTCGATGTATTTTTGTAATATGCCACATATGGCCAAGTATCCTTCTGGTGATTTTTGATCCCATAAGAGATCATATTTATTTTTAAGATGATGATATCCAGGTACTACCTGTGCCATTACACCATCTTTACTCTGTTTGTACGATACCAAAGCTCTTGGTGGTTCAATACCATTCGTACTATTACTTATTTGAGCGCTTGTTTCAGCAGGCATTAATGCCATCAGCGTAGAGTTTCTGATACCTGTATCTCTGAGTTGCTTTCGCAAATCTTTCCACGGTAAACGTTCTCTTCTAGCTACTAATGTATCTATCGCCTCTTTATAAGTATCGATTGGAAGTATTCCTTTAGAGTACTTCGTATCATTATTATATATCAATTTTCCTTTTTCAACAGCAAGGTTTGCACTTGCTTGTATTAAATAATATGACCATGCCTCAGCATATTCATCTACTATTTCGTATGCCGATTCATCATATTTTAATCCACGCTTTGCAAGGAAATATGCTAGATTAATGATCCCAATACCCAAAGGCCTTCGACCAAGTGTTCCTCGTTCTGCAGCTGAAATTGGATACCCTTGATAGTCAAGTAACTCATCAAGAGCACGGACAGAAAGATCACAATATTTTTCAAATTCTGACGGTTCATTGATTAGTCCCCAATTGATTGCTGATAGAGTACAAAGAGATATTTCTCCATCTCTATCATCGTAACTATTTAATGGTTTGGTTGGTAGATCTATTTCACAACATAGATTACTCATTTTAATTGGAGCAACCTTTGGATCAAATGCGCCATGATCATTTGCATGGTCTACATTCATTAGATATATTCTACCTGTATCTTTTCTTTCTGTTAAAAAAGATGAAAAGACTTCAATTGCTGGTAATGATTTCTTTCTGATACTATGAGCTCTTTCATACTTCTCATATAGTTCTTTAAACTTATCTTGATCTGCAAAGAAGGCATCATATAATCCAGGTGTATCATTTGGATCAAAGAATGTAATATTACCACCCGTTAATAATCTTTCATACATGAGTTTATTAAATTGAAATGCATAATCCATATGCCTTACTCTTGTTTCTTCAGTACCCTTATTATTTTTGAGTACAACAAGATCTTCAAACTCATAGTGCCAAACTGGTAAGTAAACTGTGGCCGCACCTCCACGTACACCTCCTTGGGAGCAAGACTTCACAGCTGATTGAAAATACTTTAGGAATGGTATTAATCCTGTATGAACAACTGACCCATCACCAATCTTGGCACCTAGAGCTCTGATTGAACCTGCACCGATACCTATACCTGCTTTTTTACTTATGTACTTAACAATACTAGTGCTAGTAGCATTGATAGAGTCCAAGCTATCCCCAGACTCAATAAGAACGCAAGATGAAAATTGGCGGGTCGGTGTTCTGACTCCTGCCATAATCGGCGTCGGTAACGATATATAAAATTGCGATATCGCATCGTA